GGCAACCTGCAGGGCCAGTTCGTGGGCGTTCAGTACGACTGCGTGATCGCCAAGGCGGCGAGCTACGCGCATGCGATCCTGGCCGTCAACCGTCCGATCAATCTGGTCCAGTAATAGCGCCATGCGGGCGGTTTAGGGGGCTAGTCTCTAGCCCCCTCTTTTTTCTGGGGGTCCTATGGCTCAAATGCTCGACCAATCCGATGCCCACGTCCTGTTCGACGTCGGCTCGGCCGGCCAGCTCCTGCTCACCCCGCCTGCCATGGGGCTTGCGACCTCGGTCCCGGCGAGCGGTTCGGTCGTGTCCAACGTCATTCCCACGAACGGCAACAAGGCCTTCGCCTTCGGGGTGACGAGCAGCGAGGCCGGTACGGTCTCGATTCAGCGGTTTCTCGATTTCGCGGGCACCATCCCGCAGGGCGCGGCGCTGACCGCGTCGCTCACGGCCGCCACGGCCGCGGTCGTCAACGCCACCGACGGCGTGCCCTTTCAGTCGGTGCAGGTTACGGTCACGAATAGTGCCACGTCGGCCGCGACGTTGAGCGACACGGGCCTTCTGATCCAGTCGCACTGATGCCGTCCGCCTACCTGGAGTCGGCCGATTACGCCGCCTACGGCGTGCCGAATGCGACCGCGCAGCAGGTGCAGTGGGCCTCGGCCCTGATCGACGGCTATCTCATGCGCCGCGAGGGCCTGATCTACGAGGTCGATGGTTTCGGCAATCCGTGCGCCATGGCGTCCCCGGAGCCGACCTACCAGCTCACGGCGCAGGCGGCCTTCGGACCGAGTCCCACCACGGCGTTCACGCTGAACGTCTCGGGCCCGGTGAATCGCGCGGTGAACGGCGAGGTCCTGATCGTCGATCGCGGCACGTCCACCGAAGAAGCGCTGGTGATCCAGGTCTCGCCCACGCCGTTCACGAACAGCCCGAACGGCCTGGGGAACGCCCAATGGGGCAACGGCGGCAATCAGATCCAGGCGGTGAACCCGCTCGGGGTCGCCGGGTGCAATTTCGAGCATGCCTCGGGGGCCATCCTGCAGGCCGGGCTTACGATCAAGGAAGAGCACCCGATGCCGTCCGACCGGCCGCTTGCCACCCTTTATCGCACGCCGGTCGCAGGCGTCTTGTCGGGCCAGGGACGTTACGGCTACGGGCGTCGCGGCAACACCCAGTTCTATGCCATCCAGCAGTTCAATCTTTTGAACATGCTGCAGGGCTTCACCGGACCGCCGCTCTGGGAGCAGTTCCAGGTCAACATCAACAATGCCGATCCCGAGCGGGGCACCTTCTGGGCGCCGTCCGGCATCTTCCTGGCGTATTACTCGCGCGTGCGCATCTGGTATGTGGCGGGCTTCACCTACGCGGATCTGCCGGCGGTGGTGAAGCAGGCCTGCGCGCAGCTCGTCCAGGCCTTGCAGACGTACCCCGAGATGAGCGCCGGCAACATGAAGTCGCTGGGCGCTGGCCAGAACAGCATGCAGCGCTTCACGGCCACCCTTTTGGATGAGGATACCAAGCGCATGCTGAACTTCTACCGGGCGCGGATCGTGTGAGTTTTCTCTACCCCCGCACGGTCAGCGTGCAGCGCGCCACGCAGACCTTCTCGGCGACCGAAGGCGCGAGCCAGTCGCTCACGACGGTGCTCGCGAGCGTGCCGTGCATGATCGATGTCAAACGCCCAAAAGGCAATGCGATCCCGGTGGGCTTCCCCGGCAAGTCGAACACCGACGCGCCGATGCCCTATTGGTACATCACCTGCCAGGGATCGTCTGTGCCGACTGCCGGCACCATCCAGGACGCCGATCTCCTGACCGATGACGCGGGGCGCACCTACAAAGTCGAGGCGGTCTGGTGGACACCCATCGGTACCGTGCTCGCCTGCGAGCCTTACCGGCCGCACTCATGATCACCGTCGACGCAGCGCAAGCCCTGGACGAATTGAACGGCATCCTGCTGCGGCTTGCGGGCAAGGAAGACCTCTTGAACGCCATCGGCGAGCGTGAAGCGGAACTCGCACGCGACCGTATCATGAGCACCAAAACCGACCCCGATGGCGACCTGTGGACGCGCTGGCGTCCTTCCACGGCGCGCCAACGGTTGAAGAAGGGCAACGCCGGCCGCGGCATCCTATGGGATGAAGGCGACCTGCTCGATAGCATCTATTTCGCCTCGAGCGCCGACGGCATCGCGAGCGATGACGTATCGGTCTCCGAGGTCATGATCGGCACCGACAGCCCGATCGGCATGTATCAGCAGTTCGGCACCTATGGTCCCGGTGTGGGCCCGAGCGGCTACCACGTCCCCCCGCGTCCGTTCCTGGGATGGGAGCCTAGCGCCTTTGGCGTGTACGAAATGATGGCCGCGCGTTTCCTGGCTGGAGAGCCCCTATGAAAGTGACCGTTCCCAAGAATCACACGCACGCCGGCGTCTTCTATCCGGCCGGCTCCCTCGTGGATCTGACCGAAGCCGACGCCAAGTGGCTGGTGGGCGCCACCAAAAGCTCGCTCGAGGCCCTGGTCGCCAAGCAGGAGACGGTGGTGATTCCCGAGCCGCCAGCAGACCCCGCCGAAGACGAAACCGAAGAGACCGCGCCTAAGAAGCGCCTCTGGTAATGCCGCAGCTCTCGGCCGCCGCCCAGGATCTGTACACGAAGATCCAGGCGATTCCGGCGCTTGCGAGCTCCGCGGGTCTCGTGCTCGGCGGCAAGGAGCCCGACCCGGGCATGACCAAGATCCCGCTGCCGGCGGCATGGATTCTGCTCTCCCAGTTCGACAATGAGAACGTGGGTGCCCTTTTGAACCGGCCGCCCACGATTGCCAATGTCCGGGCCTTGTATGGCGTGATGCTGTACCTGCCGTACATCAGCCAGTCGGACTTGATCACCAATCAGCTGCCCCTTTTGGAACAGGTCATCGCGGCCATCCAGGGGACAGCCATTACCGGGACTGGTGCCTCTCAGCGCTGGACCCTGCATAGCGGCAAGCTCGTGCTGCTCAACACGGATCGGCTGGGTTACCACCTGATCTTTGAACTCTCCACTCCCCTTGTCTAGCGAGGCATAGTCATGGCGTATACCGATCTTCAATATTTCGTGGGCCAGGGCAAGATCCGCTGGGCCCCTCGGCAGAGTGGTGGCGCGATCATCGGCGGCTTCCAGTACCTGGGCGACTGTAATGCGCTGACCTTCGACTTCTCGAAGCAGAAGATGGTGGAGGTCGAGGAAAACACGACCGGCTTCGGTGGCACCGCGCTCTTCGCCTCGGTCGCCATCCCGCTCTCGTTCTCTCTCTCGATGGCGCAGTGGGGGGCCAACAACCTGGCGCTGGCCTTATACGGCAACGCCGCGGGCCCGACGGCGAGCGGCAACGTCACGAGCGAGGCCTTGACCCTCTACGCCGGCTACACCAACTATCTCCAGAACATCCAGCCCTCGGCCGTGGCAATCTCGACCGCCGCGGGCGTGGTGAGCGCCATCACGGTCACGCAGGGTGCGGGATACACCTCGGCGCCGACGGTCGCCCTCTCGGCGCCTCCGGCCGGTGGTGTCCAAGCGACGGCTGAGGCCGTGTTCCTCGGCGCGGCTGACATCGCCATCAACATCACGAACCCCGGATCTGGCTACACCACCGCGCCGACCGTCACGCTCTCCGGCGGCGGCTTTACCACGGCCGCGACCGCGACCGCGAGCATCACCGCCAAGACCCTGGTGGCCGGTACCGACTACCAGCTCTCCGAGCAGGGCCAGTTCGGCGATGTGACCGCGCTCCAAGGGGCTGGCAGCTTCTTCCAGTACATGGCGCCGAACACCCCGGTGCAGGTCACGGCGAACTACAGCTATGCGGCCAACAACGGGCTGATCACCATGCTGACCTCGGCGCAACCCGAGATCGCGCTGCGCTTCGACGGCCTGAACGTGGCCGCGACCGATGCCGGGCTCTTCGAGCCGTGGTCGGTGAACATGAAGCGCGCGCGCCTGAAGCTCACCAAGAACCTCGACATGATCAGCAAGAAGGAAGGCGTCCTCGATCTCGAAGGCATGCTGCTCTTCGATTCCACCGCCGCTTCTGGCACCAGCAACTATCTCGACATCGTGAAGGGGTGATAAGTGGCCGATGATTTGAAGGTGCTGTTCCCGGGCCAGGACATCACGGTCGGCGGTGAGACGCTGACCGTGAAGCCTTTCGCGTTCGGTCTCCTGCCGCGCGTCGTGCAGCTTCTGCGCAAGATCACCGACGCCCTCAAGGCACCATCCGTGGACGTGTTGCAGGTCATGGAGGCCGGTGGGTCGGATCTGATGGACCTGCTGGCCTTGACGACCGGCAAGCCGCGCGCCTGGATCGACGCGCTGCCGCTCGATGAGGGCGTCTTGCTCACCGGCACGGTGCTCGAGGTGAACCGCGACGTTTTTACGAAGGCCGTGGTCCCGCGGCTGTCCGGTCTATTCAGCGCGCTCGGGCTCGAGCCGTCGACTGGGGCGACGTCGTCGGAGTCCTCATCGCAGCCGGCCACCGATGGCCCGACATCCAGTCCTACACCCTAGAACAGATCAAGCTGTTCCAGAAGGCCGCTGACCGGCAGAAACGCCAAGAGGGGGCGAGCCGCATTTCGTACACCCGGGTTGCGGTGTGGGGTGAGAAGGACGACGTGAAAAAGATCCTCGAGGACCTTTCCGGAGACTGACGATGGCCGACATGAAAGTCTCTATGGTGCTGAGCCTCTTAGACGAGGCCAGCCCCAAGCTTCGGCAATTCGTCGCGGCCCTCGAAGGCCTCCAGAACATGTCCAAGACCACGAGCGACGCGCTCAAGGTCCTGGACGAAAGCTTGGGCGGCATCGGCGCCACCACCGGCGACGCCTTAGACGGGCTGCGGATGCTCACGCAGACCTTCGGGGGCATGAACCGCTCGACCTCGGCGCTCACCGATCGCCTGGGCGCCCTCGAGGACACCCTCGCCGCGGTCGGCGAGAAGATGGCCGCGATGGCCGATTCCATGAAGCTGTCGGCTGATAGCATGGCGGCCATGGCGGCGAGCAGCGCCACGGTGAATACCGGCCTCGCCGCCATGGGCACCGAGGCGGAAGCCGCGACCGGCAAGCTCCAAGGCATGCACGGCACCATGAAGGGCCTCGCGGAACTGTGGGGCGCCTGGAAGATGGGCGAAGGCCTCAAGGCCTCCGTCGACAAGGCCGTCGAGTACCAGAACACCAACCTCATGCTGCGGATGCGCAACCTGCCATCCTCGCAGCTCGCGCTCATGAATCAGGGCGCGCGTAGTCTGTCCGCGAAAATCCCCCTCCTCAATCGCAACGACGCCCTCGAGGCCGAGCTTGCGGCACAGCCCGGTCTCCCGGGTCAAAGCCAATTCTCCAAAAACATGCGCAACACCCTCCTGCCGGGCGTGACGCGGCTGGCGGTTGTCGCCAAGCAGTTTGGAGACAAGGCGTCGATGACCCACCGCATCCAGAACATCTTCGGCGTGATCGAGGCGATGGGTGGGGCCGAGAACGTCGCGCGTGCGCGCATGATCATGAAAGACCTGCGCGGCGGCATCATCGCCTCGCACGGCAAGCTCGACGTGCGCTCGGTGGAAACCGCCTTGCGCACCCTGAACGCCGGCGTCCGGACGAACGAGACCTCCAAGGAGTTCCAGACTCAGCTCGCGCTCCAGGAGGAAATGAAGGCCGCTGGCGGTGGCGGATCGGGCGGCAACACGCGCATCGCGACCTTGGCGAACAATATCTACATGGCCGCCAACAAGGGCCTGATGGCCAAGGGTGCGGCCGTGGTCCTGGAGACCTTGGGCTTGCTGAATCCCAAGGACGTGCACAAGTACGGCAAGAGCAGCTATTACGCGGCCCTGAATCCTGGGGCCTTAAAGGATGCGCAGCTCGCCTCCGGGTCGCCCATGGTGTGGGCGCGCGAAAAGGCGCTCCCGGCCATGCTCAAGTTCAGCGAGATGCACTGGCGCAAGTTTGGCTATAAGTCCGGGTCGGCCAAGGATTTCCAGAACCCGTCCGAGCAGGGTCGCGCGATCGCCGAGGTCGCCGCCTACCTCGCGAGTTTCCGGATGGGCGGTCAGCAGTTCGCCGGTGGCCTGGGCCTCTTGGGCAATCCGAACGTCATGGCCGCCATCGGCTCGCAGATGCACGCCCAAACGCAGGCGACCAAGCTCTCCGCGACCCAGGATCTGGGGCTTACCATGAAGACCCTGCATGGCCGCGCGCAGCAGCTCGACGCCAAGCTCACGAATCTGGGCATCCAGATCGGCACCGCCCTGCTCCCCGCTCTGACCAAGTTCGTGCATTGGGTGGCAACGGCGGTCAATTCCCTGACGGCGCTCAATCACCAGTTCCCGATCTTCAAGAAGCTCGAAGCGTGGGCCGGTACTCTGGCGGCCGTCCTCCTCGGCATCAAGGGCGTGGAGTGGCTCCTGGGGCTTCAACACGGCTTCTTGAGCCTCAAAACGGCCATGAACAGATTGAGCCCCGCAGTAGGAGGCGTGGTAGACGCCCTGAAGGCCGCGATCGCCGAGTTTGGCATCTTTGACGTTGCCGCGGTAGCGGCTATCGGGGCTGGTCTTGGGTATGCCATCGGCAAGATCTTCAACATGATCTTCCACTGGATCGGCAAGAAGCTCCATCTTCCGAGCCTGGGTGGGTGGCTTGCGCGCGAACTGCATCCGCTGAAGCAAGCCCACTACATCGCGCCGCACGGATTACGTCACTCGGGCTTCAATTCGCAGTTCTTTGTGCGCCAGTTCAATGCCCAGCATCCCTTGCACGGTGCGCCCACGGGGCCTGCGGAGATCGCGGGCCAGAAGGCCTACGAGGCGGCGCAAAAGACCCACGTCGAGGGCGGTTCGATCATCGCCAAGATGGGCGGTTCTTCGCCCACCGCCGCCCAGAAGGCCGCGCACGCCGCTGCGCATGCCGCCGCCGTCCATCACGCCCACATGGCGGCACTCGCGCAGCTCGTCTACGAGCAGTACCTGGGCATTTCCTCGCCGACCGCCGGCAAGATCGCGGCCATCCACGCCAAATATCAGGGCTACCAGAAGCAGTTCATCGCCCACGGGATGCTCCCGTCCTATGCCCAAGCCGGGATGGTGGCGACGCACGATATCGCATCGCTCAAGTACCACCAGGCGATGGGACACCTGGGCACTTTGAAGGCGCACATGCACAACCAGCTGACCGCCAATGCGGCGCTGGTGACCGCTGGCGCCCTCACGAAGATGCAAGGGGCACAGCGCGCCATCCAGATTCAGAAAGCCGACGCACCCGCCATGGTTCAAGCCGCGCAGGCGGCGCAACGCTACGCCAACGCATTGAGCAACCCCAAGCTCGTGAGCGCCCTACAGGCGCAGATCGCCCACTTGCAGGCCATGGGCAACCAGCTCACCTACTACGGCGCGCGCGTCCATCAGGTCATGCAGGGCGCCTTCTCGGGCCTCATCAACCAGATGATGCACGGCCAAAAGACCTGGGGGCAGATGTTCATCAGCTTCTTCCAGAACATCGCCAACGGCATCGACACCACGATCTCCAAGGCCATCGCGCAGTCGATCGCCAACGGTTTGATAAAAGGCAAAAAGAACGGGCAGATGGGCGGCTTGATCGGCTCGGCCATGAGCTGGCTGTCGGGCGCTTTTGGCGTCGGCGCGAGCAGTGGCGGGAGTGCCCCGCATGGCGCAAGCACTACGCAAGCGGCCGGCAAAGTGGCGAGCGCCCTGGGGCACGCCATGAAGTCCTCAAAGAGCGGTTCCGGATCGGGTAGCAGCTCGATGGGCTTCTGGGGCGAAGTCGCGTCCTTGGCCGGCAGCGTCTTGAGCTCGTTTGCGGTGGGCACGACCGCCGTTCCTCATGACATGGTGGCGCAGATCCACAAAGGCGAGATGATCATCCCGGCAGGCCCAGCAGGTCAGATCCGCGCCGGCGCCGGGGGTGCCTCGGGCTCGACGGTCCACATGCACATCAACACCATCGACTCGACCTCGTTCCTAGGGCACATGGCGAAGGTCAAGCGCGAGGTCGCGAACATGGTCTCGTCGACGCAGAACCAGTACAACATGGCGCACGGCTGATGGCCTTTTCGGGCTTGTCCTTCCCCACGCTGGAGTTCGGGTCGCGGGTCCGCAACACGAAGGTCCTGGCGCACCTGCCCGGGATCGTGGCGAGCAACGGCACCTTCGAGTACCGCGTGATGCGCGCCGCCTACACGCGCTACACGTTCACGATCCCGGCCTGGAAGTTCACCTGGAGCGACCGCGAGACCCTCCTTTCGTTCTGGAACTCGATCGGCGGCCGGCTGCTGTCCTTCCTCTGGAAAGATGCGGATTACAACTCGTTTTCGAACGCCAACATCGGCACCGGCACGCAGCTCGCCGTTCCTGGGGCGCCTACGGTCACGAACGACCTCAAAGCCGGGACCCTGGCGCTCGGCACCTACAACGTTACGGTCACGGCCCTGAACGCCCAGGGCGAGACCACGGCAAGCGCCGAGACCGCGACCACCTTGGCGCTCGACCCCGCCGCGCCCACGCTCGCGGCTTCCACGGCTGCGGGCACCTTGGCCGCGGGAACCTACACCTACGGGCTCGTGTTCCACACGGCGACTGGCTATTCGGTACTGGGCACGACCGCAGCCATTACCACGACGGCGACCGGCGAAGTGGCCCTCTCCTGGACGCTGCCCACGAATGTGACCTCGGTCGACGTCTACGGGCGCGTGAGCGGCTCCCTGGGGCTTTTGGCGTCGGGCCTCACCAGCACGACGTGGACGGACGATGGCTCTGTCACGCCAGGCGCAGCGGCCCCCACGACGGCCACCGTCACGGGCGAGATCGAGAGCTCGTGGACGGCGGTGACTGGCGCGACCAGCTACAACGTCTATCGCAACAATGCGCTCGCCGGCAACACCACGGGAACGACCTTCACGGATTCCGGGGCTGGGACGGGCGCTGCCGCGCCGACGGTGAACGCCACCGGCACGACCACCTATCCCCTGGTGGTTCCCGTGGCCGGCGCTTTGCATCCGATCTGGCATCCGGACGACACGCAGACCGTGGACTCGGGCGGTGTGGGCATGAGCGGCTGGACGGTGGAGATCGTGAATCAGCAGCCGGCCGTGGTCTTTCCGCTCGGGAGTTGTCCCTTGTATGGCGATGTGGTCACGACCTCGGGTGGCTTTAGCTTCGCGGTGCGGTTCAACAACGACCTCGGATATGTCCTGCTCAATGCCGCCCAACCGCAATGGGGACCCTCCGCGCTCGATGCCTTGGAGATGATGGAGGTCTTTGAGTGAGGACCATATCGGCCGCGCTCCTGGCCGCCATCGAAAACGGCTATGTGGCGACGCTGTGCCTGGTCACGCTGCAAGATGGTTCGGTGCAGGGCTACACGGATCACGACGCGCCGCTCACCGTCGGCGGCCAGGTCTACGAGCCCGCGGCCGGCATGACCGCCATCCAGCTGCACATCACCAATGATGCCTCGGTGAGCAACCAGGACTTGCAGGCCGGGTGGACGCCGGTCATCTCCGAACAAGCGGTCCTGCAGGGCACCTACGATTATGCGCAGGTGTCCTTCGCACTCTGCGCCTGGAACGAACCAGGCCTGGGGAGTGTACCGATCTTCGCCGGGCGCCTGGGGATGGTGAAATACTCGGACCAGGGATTCCAGGCCGACATTTTCTCGAACATGTGGAGCTTGTCGCAGTTCATCGGCATCGAGTTCACGGCCAATTGCCGGCACAAGTTCGGCGGTGGTGGTGGTGCCATAGGCTCGGTCACGATCGTGGAACCTGGGACGGCGGGAGGGCCTGAGCAGGTCCCGGTGACCTTTGCCTCGGCCGACGGCAGTCTGCCGACCACCGAGGCGCAGGCCTACGCGATCGTCTCCGAAATCGCGTCCTCGTTCTTCTGGGAACCGAACACCTACGGCATCACCGAGATCGTGGTGACAGCGCCTGGCGTTGGCTACTCATTCCCAGTGAACGCCACGGTCGGAGTCACCGGCGCCCAGCTTACCGTAAGCGAGCTCGGGACAGTGGACCCAAACGGCATCGGATTCTGCGGCGTCGACCCCACACCCATGACCTTCGATGGCACGATCGTGGGCGAGATCGTGAACGCGGTGGAGTTCTACGCCACGATCAACGCCGACGTGCCGGCCACGCCGAACAGCCCGAACGCCCCAAGCCTTACCGTGAACCCGGTCTATGCCGAGCAAGGCGGCTCCGCGTATCTCGACCCGACCCAGGGCGCGCCCTACACCTATTCCGTATCGGCCATCGTAGACGGCGTGGAGAGTCCCACGAGCCCCACCAGCAGCGTTTATGTGCTGTCTGCCCTGAACCTGCAAACGAGCTGGCGCGGGGTGTCGAGCTACATTCTGAACGGCAACCAGATCGGCAGCACGATCACCCTGAACTGGAACGCAGTACCGGGGGCGTCGGCCTACAACGTCTACGGCCGGGGCACGCAGACGGTGCTCGCCACCGTCACCGGCACGAGCTGGACGGATGACGGCAGCTCCGCCGGCGGGACCGTGGCTCCTCCCTACGGCGACTATTTCTCCCAGGGCTTTTTGACCATGACCTCGGGACAGGCCAACGGCCTCTCGCGCGAGGTGAAGTTCGCGCACTCCGGCAAGATCATGCTGTGGCTCCCGCTTGAACGACCCGTGGCCGTTGGCGACACCTTCAGCATCCAGGTCGGGTGCATCAAAACCGGCTCGGCCTGCCAGTACAAGTTCAACAATCTCGCCAATTTCGGGGGCTTTCCGGGCATCCAGCCCGAGCTAATGTATCGCAGTCCGCGTGTGCAGACGGGCGGTGGAGGCAAGAAGGGATGACGACGCGCGCCGAGCTGATCGCCGAGGCCTTGACGTGGCGCGGCACGAAATACCATCACCACCAGTCGTGCAAGGGCGCCGGGTGCGACTGCGTGGGCTTTGTCGCTGGGGTCTGTATAGCCGTCGGACTCTTGCCCAAGACCTGGCAGCCCGAGACCTACAGCCGCGAATGGCACCTGCACCAGAACCAGGAGGCGCTGCTCACCGGCATGAGCAAGCTCGGCGCGCGCCAAATCCCGCTCGAGCAGGCGCAGCCCGGCGACATCATCACGTTCCAGTATGGGCGCGTGAGTTCGCACCTGGGAATCTTGCTGCCAGGCGACCGCATCATCCACGCGCACATGGAAGTGGGCTCGGTGGTCGTGACGCTCTTTAGCGGCCCGTTCAAGCTGCGCGCGCGCGCGGCCTTTGTCATGCCGGGCCTCGAATAGATGGCACAAGAAGCCCCCCTCATCGGCGGCATCGTCGGCGCCGTCATCGGGGCCTTTTTTGGTGCGCCCCAGGTCGGCTGGCTGATCGGCTCGGCAATCGGCGCGCTCTTTGTGCCGAAGCCAATCACGCACGCCTTGACCGACCTCACGGTGCAGACGAGCCAGTACGGCGCGGGCCTGGCGCAGATATTCGGCACGCAACGGACAGCCGGCAACGTGATCTGGGCCTCGGAACGCCAGTGGATCTCGCTTTCCGGGGGTGGCAAGGGCGGCAAGGGCGGTGGTGGTGGCGGTGGAGGGGGTGGCAAAGGCAAGAGCGGCGGCGGGGGTGCTGGCTCGGGCTATTACCTGGTGAACATCGCCATCGCCATCTGCGAAGGCCCGGTTATGGGCATCAAGCGCATCTGGACGGGCGGTGATCTGGTATTCGATGACGGCCAGCAGGTCCTTGTGCCTTCCCGCGCGACCGGCGGCAAAAAGAACGGCACCACCGCGCCCTCGTATCAGACCTTCTCGGCCAACAACGGGCCCGTGACATCGAGCGGGGGCTCCGCGATCGGGAACTGGATTCTCTACCACGGCACGCTCGATCAGCCTCCGGACCCGACCGTCGATCAGGGCATTGCCTACGGCGGCGTGTGCTACATCGTGTTCAACAACATGTATCTCGGAGCGGGTGGGGCGATTCCGCCGCTCACCTTCGAGGTGGTGCAGCCGGTCAATGCGAGCTACCTGAACCCACCGGCGATTGTAGACAGCTTTTCGCCCACGGTGGTAGTGAACGACACGAGCGAGAGCCTGACGACCGGCATCTCCTTTACGCCGATCGTGGATTCGCT